TGAGTTCGGCACCAGCGTGGCAATCAGCCCGGAGTTCGGTGTTGCGGGGACGAGAAACGACAACCGCGCGAGCATATTCTCCGTCCCAACGGGCGCTATAACCAGCCAGTTGAGTGCGGCAAATGCAGACGGGTTCGGTTGCAGTGTGGCCATCGACGGCGAATGGGTGGTTGTCGGTGACAAGTACGGCGGGTCGGACGGTAAGGGTGCGGCGCACGTTTTTAATGTTAGAACGGGCAGCTTGCTGCGCACACTGGCCTCTCAAACCACTGAGGGCTGGCCGGATTTCGGGCACAGCGTCTCGATCAGCGGCACCACGATTGTGGTCGGCGCACCTTATGAGGATGTGCAAGGCCGTAGCGGCGCGGGCGCGGCATATGTGTTCGACGCGGTGACGGGCACCCGGCTCCACACGCTGATAAATCCAGCCCCAGCAGCATGGGATCAGTTTGGCCACAGCGTTTCGGTTAGCGGCACATTAGTTGCCGTCTCGGCCTTGTATGACAATGGGGGAACCGTCTATATTTTTGATGCGGCAACTGGCGCGTTGCTGCGCACCTGGCTAAACCCTGCACCGCTTTCAGGAGATTCGTTCGGGCGGAGCGTGGCCATCGAGGGCGACCGGGGTGTGGTTGGCGCACCAGGGGTCAGTGCCGTAGAGGGGGTGTCCGGCGCGGCGTTTGTTTTCTTGAACTTTCTCAATCCGCCTGCCGACCAGCCGCCGCCAGTGGTCGTATTGCCGCCTTCGCTGCCTCTTGCGCGAACGATAGAAAACCCCAACATAGGACAGGATCACGATGCCTTTGGTGAAGGGGGCAAAATAGCGGCCAGAGGCGATATCGTAGCCGTTGGCGCAGCATCAGCTTATGTTAACGGGTTGTCCCAGGCAGGGGTTGTCCAAGTTTTCAACTGGAAAAGCGGGGAGTTGCTATACACGTTGAGAAACCCGACGCCGGTATCCGATACCTTTTTTGGGGCACAAGTCGCCATCAGCGGCAGCCTATTGGCTGTTTCCCACCCTGAGGCGCACGCCCCACAACGCATCGACAGCGGCGCAATCCACTTATACGCCCTCAGTTCAGGCAGCCGAATTCGGACGATTGTTCACCCCGCCCCACCGGCAGCCCCAGCGCGCGGGTTGCTAGGGCACAGTCTCGCTATTAGCGGGAATATCCTTGTTGCTGGCGCAAACCCGTTGGGGTGGGGGCTATCCCTTTTAACCCAGATCGTATACATCTTTGATGCCCACAGCGGCGCCCTCCTTAGAACACTGACAAGCCCAGTTGCGCCTGTGCAAAATGGTGGCTTTGGGATTTCGCTTGATATCAGCGACGGCCTGATTGCTGTTGGAAACATCGCAGCCCGGCCCCCACCTGCACCGGGGGGCTTCGGCGTCGGGGCGGTGCATATCTACACCACGTCCGGTGATCTAGTTCGCACTATCCACAACCCGAGCCCGGAATACCAAGGGCAGTTTGGCCGCACAGTGGCTTTAAGCAGGCATGTGTTGGCGGTCGGGACACCCGACACTAGGAGCCCCCCGCTAATAGGGGGCGTAGTACACGTGTTCGACGTGCGGACGGGCTCCCTATTGCACACCCTCCGCAACCCGGTTCCCTCAATCTACGGCGGGTTCGGGCAGACCCTCGCCCTCAGCGGCAACAGGCTTGTCATAGGCTCTGGAAGTGAGGAAAACATTGGTATTGTCTATGTGTACAACGCCCTATCCGGGACGCTACAAAACACAGTGCGCAATCCGACCACAAGCACCGAAATCTTTTTCGGGTACAGGGTCGCAATCAGCGGGGACGCTGTTCTAGTCACCGCACCCAAGGAGACGGTGCAACACTTTGGCGACGGAGTTCTACACGTTTTTGCGGCCCCCTCTTGCCCGTAGCACCATGAGCACCCTCCCCGAAATCGAACTCTACGCCTTCCATTCGGCCAGCGCCGCCTTTCACCTCACGCCGCACGAGTTTGCTGTTGATCTGGGCGGCCAGCGCTACCTCAGCACCCCCATCGGCCGCAGCGCGCTCTCGCTCGGTGCCGAGGCCACCAAAACCGCCCTGCAATTGCGGCTGCCGCCCGATCACGCACTGGTAAGCCACTTGCTGGCCAGCGCCTTGGGCGGCGAGGTGACGGCGATCACGCTGCGGCTGGCGCGGCAGGTGCAGGGCAGTTGGCAGATCACCGGCACGCGCTGGCTGGGCCGGGTGCTGGGGGTCGAGATTGCTGACGACGCCGCCCAAGTGGCCTGCGAGAGCGCCCAAGTGAGCCTCAAGCGCGTCGGCTTGCGCCGCCTCTACAGCCGCCAATGCACCCACGTGCTGTATTCCGATGCCTGTGGCGCGCAGCCGATACCGCAAAGCGCCACGGTGCAAAGCGTGGCTGGTCGTCGGGTGGAGGTGGCAGGCGGCACGCCGCCAACTCTGCTCGCCGCCCTGCCGGGGGGGTTGTTGCTACTGGCGAACGGGGCGCGGCACATGATCGTCGGGGCAGACGCTGCGGGGGTCGAACTCTTGGCACCGCTGCTGCTGCCAGCAGGTGCTGTGGTGCAACTGGTGGCCGGATGCGACCACAGCACCACGACTTGTGCAAACCGCTTCAACAACCTGGACAACTACGGCGGGTTTCCCTTCCTGCCCAACAAGAACCCGTTTTCGACTGGAGTTTTCTGATGTGGTGGAACCTGCTCATCTTCGTTGTCGGCTCATTCATTTCGGCGGCGCTGGCACCAAGGCCGCCTGCGCCCAAGCCTGCAGCCCTGTCCGATGTGGACGCACCCACCGCCGAGGAAGGGCGACCCATCCCGGTGGTGTTTGGCGCGGTGCTGATTCGCGGCCCGAACTTGGTGTGGTACGGCGACCTTCGAGCCGACCCCATTTACAGCGAAGGTAGGGGTAAAAAATGAGCGAGACAAAACCCGTGACCGTCACCATCGACGACGCCCGTGCAGCTGGTCTTTGCACACGCGGGGGGCGGCTGTGGGCCGAGCGCCACGGCCTAGACTGGCGCGCATTTCTGCAGCATGGCATTAGCGCCGAGGCATTGCTGGCCACGGGTGACGCAATGGCGCTGCGGGCGGTAGAGCAGGCCAAGCGCCGCAGCAGCAAGCAGGGGCAAAGCTAATGGGCGGCAGCAGCAAAGGCGGCGGCGGCCCTCAAATCGTCGGCTACCACTACTTCATGGGGATGCACCTGGTGCTGTGCCAAGGGCCGGTCGATGCGGTACAAGAGATTATTGTCGGGGAGCGCACCGCCTGGGGCAATGACAGTCGTGCCCAAATGCACCTAGGGCACGGCCTTGGGCGGGTGTTTATTGACAACCCTGGACTGTTTGGCGGCCGATCCCGCGAAGGGGGTGTAAGGGGCTGTTGCGATGTGCTGCATGGAGGCGCTGGGCAGGGGCCCAACGATTATCTGGTGGCTCAGATTGGTCCCAATATTCCCGCCTTTCGCGGGGTGCTTTCGATGGTGCTGCGCCAGGTCTATTACGCCGCCAACAACCCCTACATCAAGCCGTGGGCGGTGCGCGTTCGCCGCTTTTTGTCGGGCTGGAACGGGCCGACGTGGAACTTTGGCCTCGTCGAAGTGCGTAGTGGCGACTTCGTGGTCGGCATGAACCCGGCACACATCATTGTGCAGTGCCTGACCGACCCACAGTGGGGCATGGGCTACCCGCAAAGCGGCCTAGGCCACAGCTTTCAGAACGCAGCCAAGGTGCTAAGCGATGAGCAATTCGGCCTCAATATGCTCTGGACGCGCCAGCAGCCCATCGAGGCTTTCATTGGCGAGGTGTTGGACCACATCGGCGGCGTGCTCTACATCGACCCCGAGCGCGGCACCTTCGAGCTCAATCTGCTGCGTGACGACTACGTGGTGGCCAGCCTACCCGTGCTCGGCCCGAATCAAATCGTGAACCTGGAGCGCTTCGAGCGCGGGCAGTGGGGCGAACTGCCCAACGAGGTCACGGTGGTTTATACCAACTGGCAAACCGGCGGCGAGGCGGCGCTG